ACTAGAAAAAGTGTTGTCTAAAGAATTAAAGGAGCAATTCGAAATAGACAACACGAAGATTATTTCTACAAAATTTGTAGACCCCAAATTCGGGTTAATCGATTTTAAACAGATGTCAGTCTCAAAAGCGAATTATTTGGTAAAAAAAGGCTGTCCATTTATCTCACTGAAAACGGTCAGTAAGTAGGAATCCGATAAGTAGAGCAAAATGACTTCCTAGGAATACTGGGAAGTCATTTTCTTAAATATTATTCGATTTTATCTATTAATTGATTGATTAATACAAGGATGTCTTCTCTTTCTGAACTAGTGATCTGATTAGAGTTGGATAAAAAGATTAAGGTCTTCACCAGTCGCCTGATGTCTGCAAATTGATTTAGTAACATAATTAAATATTTAGATTCATAAATATATCATCCATGGCGCCAACTGATGAAATCCGAAATTTTATAACGCATCAAACCAATTATAGTTACGGTGTAACTCTTTTATCTAAAGTTCATAAAAACAAAAGACTCGTTTATTCTCTATTTAAAAAAGAATCAAATAAGAATTGGGAAAAGCTTATTTATGAGATGAAAAAATATCTCAAAAATGATGTAAAGCATCAAAATGTAAATGCGGAATATCAAGATGAAGCAATTATTCCAATTATTGTAAAGCCAAATGAGTCTTACTCAATTCCTAAGATTCACAATCAACATATTGAAAGTGGAAAAAAGGAAGAATTTCAAACTTCTACTTGTTTAAACAGCCCTATCACTCAATCTACTAGCAATCTTAATCTTCTGGCATCTGTAAAGCAGAAAAGAATGCTTCTTTATCGTTCGCGCGGTCATTTTCATGGTAGACTTCATGAAGCCAGGACAAACGAAATTCGAAAACAACTCGCTGGAGATATTATTTCAATTCAAAACGATATTGAAGCGGTCAACAAAGATTTAGCACTTATTGAAGCAGGGAAAATTCCAAAGGAATTGGTCCTTAAAATGATGGATGCAGAACAATATAAGGATTATCGAAATGCTCAAAATTACGTTGTGCGTTACCGTAATTATTTGAAAAAAGAAGATTTGAGCGAAGAAAAACGCCAAAGTTACCAAGCGAAGCTCGAGCAGTATCAAACCAAAATAGAAAACTTCTTCTCTAATGTCTAACATCAAGAAATACTCTCAATTTGAGCAAATCCAACTTTACTATGTAAATGATGGAAAATTGTCGGATAAAGAAATTGAAGTTTCTGAACGTTGGGAGCTTGCATTTTCTTTATTGCAAAAACATAAATCCAAGAAGGTTGCAGTTGCCAAACTCATTGCCGTTGAAAAAGCCAAAGGAAAATCTTTGAGCGTTCCCCAGGCATATAGAGATTTAAGAAACGCAGAGGAGTTATTTGTTCCGTTGCGTGAATATTCCAAGAAATTGCTTCGCCATGTTTTGGTAGAATCAGCAACGCAGGACCTTAAGTCGATTGAAAAACGAATGAAGGGCGAAGTTGAAGGAGAAAAGGAAAAAACAGTTGTTTCCGATGCTCAATGGATAAAATTAATGGAAATGAAGCATAAAGTAGAGCTTCGATTGATTGAATTATCTGGAATAGCAGATGAACATCCGGATATGCCAGACTTCTCGAAATTGGAAGTCAATTCTTACAATATTGGCGTACCTCAAGAAACGATTGAAATGCTTCAAAAAGTGATGCAGTCTGGTGTTGTTGATGCTTCGGAATTTATCAAACAAAATGCAGTTGATGTAACCCACGAAGACATTGAAGATGAAGAAGACTATTAAGCAAATAGAGTATAATTTCGCTCAGCTATTATTCATTGTTTCCCTGGCAAAGATTAAAATTCTAGAGTGGGGACGTGGTACTGGTAAATCTACCATTTTAGCGCGCTTCATTATTGATTGCGTTACTCAAATGCCACGTTCTTCTGGTGCATTGGTAGCTTCATCTTATTCACAGATCAAGGAAAGAACGCTACCTTCTACCATCGCAGGATTAGCGCAACATGGCTGGTATGAAGGTCTTCATTTCTTTATTGGAAAGAAACCTCCAAAATCATTCAAATGGGTACAGCCTTATGAATCTTCATTGGATTATAAGAATTGCATCATTTTTTGGAATGGTACGATTATCAAATTCGTTTCTCAAGATTCCTCCAGTACTTCTGGACGTGGGATGAATATAGACTGGGCATTCGGAGATGAAGCCGCGCTCCTCGATGAAAAGAAATTTAAAGAAGATATCATTCTCGCTAATCGTGGGAATGAATTTCGCATTGCTGATTATCCTGATGGCTCATGGAAGTATTATAAGGATTGTCCGATGCACCACGCTATCACATTAGCATCATCTACTCCAGTAACATTAGCCGGGCGTTGGATGTTGAAGTATGAACAACAGGCTGTTATTAGCCCAGACAAGGTGTCATTCATTCGTGCATCAGCAGAAGTGAATAGGAAGAATCTAGGAGATCAATACTTTGAGAATGCACGCGCAATCCTTAGTTCTTATATGTATGCTGCAGAGGTGGAGAACATCAGAGTGCCACGCATTGACAATGGATTTTATCCGCTACTCGATGAAGGTAAGCACACGTACAACCATCATTCATACACTGATTTCCTTACTACTGGAGACAAGCAACGCACATGGAAAGACGATACTGATTTGGATATCACTCAATCGCTGATATGTGGTATTGATTGGGGTACAGCCATCAACACGATGGTTATTGCTCAAGGGAATGCTAGAAAGCTGAACTTTGTCAATAACATATATGTGAAGTCTCCAAAGATTGTTGATGATATGATTGATGAGTTTATTCGTTATTATGACGGCTACCCAACAAGGGAGCTGTTCATGTGGTATGACCCAACAGGGAATATTCGCACGGCCAACTCTAGAGCAACAGTTGCAGATCAAGTAAAGAATAGACTAGAGAAGAAAGGCTGGAGTGTTTACAAAATGACACAAGGCTCATCCAATGAGTTGCATGAGCACAAGCACAACCTTTGGAATAACATTCTCAAGGAGGAGCGCCCAGAGATCTATCCAAAGATTCAATTCAATAAAACCAATTGCACCGAGCTTTGGATATCAATGACAAATGCACCTGCTAGAAAAGGATTGCATGATGCTATTAAGAAAGACAAAGGCTCGGAGCGTTCCAAGAAAACTCCAGCCGAACACGCTACTCACTTTAGTGATGCGGCTGATGTTATCATCGTTGGGATGTTCAATGAATTAATGTTTGGCGAAACCAATGCATCAGTTTCAGCTCCAATATTAATGTAAAATCTAAATCTTTATACACATATCCCCTTTTTTGCACGTGTGATGCTGCAAAACGTATCATTGGCCGCCGGGCTTTTCTGTCGCGTAAAGATATTTTGTTTTTCATTTTAGGTGGTTAGTTGTGTGATAGTTAGGTTTTTACTCATTCAAAAAAGATAACGATTTTCGGGCCTTTGTTGATTTGGTCCAAAACAGCTTTTATTCAATTTCTTGTCCTTTATTTCGCGCCCCCTTGTCCTTATAATTGTAACATGGAAACGATAACAATGTCAGAAATGTTGAAAGCTATGAATACAGGATTGCCTTTTTCATTTTCGTTTGTTTCGTTCGATAAAAAAAGAAAAACAGGCGGTGAAATCAAGCGATATAAAGAAGTAGTTCTTAACGCAGACACCACCAATAAAGAAACAACCCCGGCTAAAGTGAAAACAGAAAGCCAACCCCTGAAGAATCGCGTTGGAGTGAGTAGAAATCCTCATCATTTCGAAAACTCCACGCGTACTTTTCGAATTTGTGTAAATGGTTGCAAGACTGCCACAGTAAAGAAGTTTCACATTTTTCTGGTGTTAGAATTTAATGGTAAAAAACTGATGTTATAATGAATAGAAGTGAAGGAGTTGAAATTCTTGGAGGTGGGACCTTCATGGGAATGGTAAATTATGATGCTGGTTTTGTAATTACTACGAAATCGGATGAAGCGGCAAAATCTGCTGTTAAACCTCCATTGATTGATGGAGATGTTGACGGTCAAACTGGTAACTGGCAAAACTGGGGAGACGATAATTTATGGCCTACTCGCGTGCGAAAATTGATGGAAAGCTCAACTTTAGCCGCTCCGCTAATCTACAAATCCGTTTGCAGAATGTACGGGACAGGATTAGTTTACTGGCAAAACGTACGCTCCGGAGCTACTATTGAAAAAGACTTTTCTGAAATTACAGAGGTTGAAGACTTCCTTCTTATGAATCCGGTCGACTTCATAGCCTTGGAACGAATGATGGATTTTAGATATTTCAATAATATATTTCAAGAATTCATTTGGAACATTTCTGAAAAGAATCCGAAGATTGTTGAAACTCATCATTTAGAAGCAGAATTTTGTAGATTTTCAAAGCAAGATGAAACAACCAATGAATTCAAAAACATTGGATTCTATGGGGATTGGGAAAATGTCAATCTTTCAAAAGTAACTCCAATTACCAACATTGATTGGAAGCGAGTAACCGTTTCAGAGGTCATCGACAAAACTTTCAAGAAAGGAAAGTTTGCTGTTCATTCTAAATTTCCAAGCCCAGGAAGACCAATCTACGGAACACCAGCACATCAAGCATTATTCAATAAAGATGGTTGGTTGGCGTTTTCAAATGAAATTCCAAAGATTCTTAATTCTGTTTTGAAGAATGGAATGAACTTGAAATACCACATCAAAATCCCTGCTAATTACTGGAAAGCTGTTCACCCAAAATGGGACCAAATGTCCGTGGCAAAGCAAAAGGAAATTAAAGTCGATAAGCTAGAAGAAATGAACAAATGGCTTGTCGGGACAAAGAATGCAATGAAATCTTTTATTTCAGAATATGCCGTTGATCAAGTAACTGGAAAAGCTTTGCCAGGATGGGAAATTGAAGAGTTGAAAGATTCTTCCAATTTTGACAAAGAACTTCTTTCATCGCAAGAATCAGATGCTCACATTACAAGGGCATTGGGGGAGGACCCTTCTCAAGCAGGTTTGCAACCTCAAGGCGGTAAAATGGGAGCAGGTTCGGGATCGGATAAAAGAACTTCCTTCCAAAATGCTATTTCTATGAGTCCAGCTGAACAGTTAATCGTTTTGGATTTCCTTTATGTTATTGGAAAAGTCAACGGATGGCCAGCTAATTTAAAATGGGGGTTCCAGCACGAGGTCCCAACAACATTGAACGAAAATAAATCAGGAACAACCGAAATCACAGAATAATGGCAATCATCAACTCAACAACCGATCTTAAAGATTTTTTATCTGTCAATGTGAATATTGACTTCGAAACGATAAAACCATACATTGACAATGCTCAAATTGAGTTTCTGGAGCCTTGGCTTGGA